CCGCTCGGTGGAAGTCCGCGGCCAGGACCTCGTAGGAGGTGGCCCCGGAGATTTCGGCGAAGATGTTGGCGTAGCGGAACATCGGGCCCGACATCGGAATCGTGGCGATCCCGTCGCGGACGGTGACACTGCGTGTGTGGTCGAGCGGTTGTCCGATCTCGGCCGCGAGAGCCTCCGGCGAGAGGTTCCGCCGCTCGGCGATCGCGAGCATCTGGCGGATCCACTCCGGACGGATCGCCCAGGGGATCGTCAGCAGGGTCTCGATGACCTGGCGGGCGGCCTTGGGTTCGGTCATGCCCCACCTCGAGCAAGGAGTAGGGGAACGCGCTCCTGCGCCTCGGGATCGTCGGGTGGCGCGGCGCGGCGCGGCATCGCCGGCTGGGCGGGTTGCGGCACGGGCACGGACAGGCCTTTCGACCGCATCAACTGCTCTTCCCGGGCCTGGTCCTCGAGGACCTCTTCGAACTCCACGCCCTGCTGCCCCAGGACCATCGTGCGGCTGGTCAACCGTTGGTCGATCGCCTTGATGGACGCGTCCTGGTCCTTCTCCGGATCCACCCAGGCCCAGCCACGCGGTTGCCAGCTGATGTCCCGGTACCGCGCGAGCGGCACCCGGGCATCCAGGCGGCCGGCCAACAGCGCCCAGGGCAGCCACTCCTGATAGACGCGTTGGTGGAAGTGCTCGATCAGCCAGTGCTGGATGACCCGGTAGTGGTCGCGTTCGTCCAACATGCCGGCCCGGATCGAGGAGTAGTTCACACCCTCGAGGTCGTTGGCGAGCACGTTGTAGCTGATCCCGAGCCCGGTGGAGACCGAGCGCAGGACCGCCTTGACGAAGTCCGGGAATGCCGCGACCGGGTGCTGGGGCGTGAAGGTCTTGACGTCCAACCCGGCGGGCAGCTCCTGGAACGTGCCGGGCTCCGCGTCGATCGCGAGCGGCTCCTTGCTGTCCGGCTCGTCGACGCTGCCGCCCAGGTCGTCCACGTCCCGGGTGAAGAACCCGCCCGAGGCCGCCGCGACGCGGGCCGCCACCAGCTCGGCCTCGAAGTAGCCGCGAAGCATGTTGAGATCGAGCATCACCGAGGCAAGCCAGGGCACATACCGCGTCTGCAACGGACGGTCGGGCTCGCCGAGGTGGATGATGTCCGCTGCGGGAATGGGCTTGCACCGACCACGGCGGTGGATTTCGGAGGGATGCCCGTCCCAGAGGTGATAGGCGAGCGGTCGACCCCAGATGTCCACTTCCACCCCCATCCGGATCTCGTTGCGATCGGGGCCGGAGGGGATGTTGTAGGTCTCGTCCAGCTGGTCCGGATCCAGGACCTGCAACGCGAAGCCAAACGGGTTGTCGAAGCCCCGCACGATCCGGATCAGGATCTCGCCGTCCGACGGCGCGTTTTTCATCAGCAGCCGCTGGAGACCGAACCAGGAGAGCTTCCCGTCGACCGTGCAGCTGCCCGGTTCGCCCCAGCGCGCCCAGGCGTCCTCGATCCGCTGATTCGCGGTCTCGAGGGGTACACCGTTGGTCTCCAGGCGCGCCTGGAGCCGGATCCCGTGGGGGCCGATGACGTTCTGGGTGAGCAGCTGCACGTAGCGCCGGACCCAGGAGGTGTTCCGCACCAGCTCGCGCGCGCGATCGCGCAGGGTGATGAGCGAGCCCCGGATCTCCTGGTCGGCGCTCCGGTGCGCCATGATCCAGTCGAGCGTGAGCCGCCCGATCTGGGCGCCGGCGAAGTCGGCGCGCGGCCGGTGGACGAGGGAGCGCACGAAGCCCATCAGCGGAGGCCCTTCCAGGCGAACAGCAGCAGGACCGCCCCGAAGACAATGGCGGCCCAGCCACGGCCATACTCCGCGGCGACGCCGGCCGTGAGCGCCCCGAGCCCGGTGTAGGTCAGCGCGTCGTGCCGGTCCTTGAGCACCAACCGGAGCGCCCGCGCGATCGCGCCGCGGACCACGGCGAGCCGGTTAGGCATGGGTGGGGAACCGGACATGGTGGGGCCGCACCAGGGTGCCCGTGCGCTCCTGGCGCACCAGGCCGGCGTAGCGGCCGCGGAGCCGCGTGAGCTCGCGGATGGGGATCTTATTGACCGCGCGGCCGGCGATCTGATAGGACTCGAGGTCCGAGGTGAGGCGGCCTTCGAGCGCTGCCTCGATCACCGCCAGCGTCTTCTCGGCGTGGGTTTGGAACGTTCCGGCGACCGCCACACGCGGGTCCGGCTCGACCACCAGGACGGTGTCGAGCTCATCCAGCGTCTCGCGGCGGGCGGCGTACGCCCCAGAGCCGGCGAACTTCCCGATCAGGCGGTAGCGCCCGGGCGTGAGTGGCGCAGTCTTCGCGGCGGTGATGCTGATGAGCCAGTGATTGACGTCGTCGCCCGAGCTCTGCCACGCGACCGTGATGTCCGTGTTATCCACGAGACGGCTGACGCCCTGGAGGTCATACTGGAGGTCCCAGCCCTCGGATTGGGGATAATCCGGATGGTCGGCGATGCGGAAGCGGACGGAGTCGCCCGCGTAGATCGTCGACGGGGGCCCAGTTGGCGTGGTCGGTGCCATCTGGGGTTGCAAAATGCGGGGGTCCGGGCGCCGGACCTATGGTATTATTCGAAAACCGGTTAACCGGTTTTCGGAAGATGCTCAGGCGGATTGCTTGGCCCGCCGCTGTTCAACGAGGTGCTCGATCGCATAGTGCGTGAGGTTGAGGCGATAGGTATTGCAGCTCCCCTGGCGCGGGCCCGCTTCCAGGTACCCCTCGTCGACCAACCGGGCGAGCTTCTCGCTGACGCGCGTTTGCGCGATCCGGATGGCCTTGGCGACGGCCACTTGTTTGATGGGCCGGAACTCGTGGCCGCTGAGATCCGGCAGGACCTCGAAGAGCACCCGGAGCTCGGCGCTCAGGATGCCGCCGTGCTCGCGCGCCCAGGTGCGATAGGTCAGCAGGTCCGTCACGTCCCCCACCCCCGGTACACCCAGCGGTTCCCGCGTGGCCGGCGCCGGCGCGCTGAGGGCGCTTCCTCCTCGGCTGGCTCCTCGACATCGTCGCCTGCTGGCGGGCTCACCGGCTTCGCCGTGGCCTGCTGCTGGAGCCCCAGCGCCAGTTTGCCGAGCTGCTCACGGAGCCGCGGCCCCAGCGCGTGCAGCGCCGCGAAGTTCAAGACCTTGAGGTCAATCGCCTCGTTCCGATCGCGGACTTGGAGATAGGTCCGGACCGGCCGGCCTTTGACCTTCCGGATCACGGCCTTCTCGGCGCCGAGCTGCGCGAAGTACTCCGCGTCAGCCCCGTCCTCGAGCGGCTGGCAGAAGTGGAAGTACTTCGGGCCCGGGCGCCGGATCCGGAGTCGCGCGAAGAGGGTGTCCTTCATCGCCACTGTCCCCACCACGAACACCTTGACCCCGTCCCGGTTCGGCCGATTCGGCCGCGAGAGCGGCGCCTTGCCTTTCTCGTCGACCCCTTTCGACGCCCAGACGTTCCGGCCCTGCCGCGGCCGCACGAACCGATACACCTCGGTGGTCCTGTAGCCGGAGTCCACCATGCACGCCCGGATCCGGAGCGTGGTCCCGGTCTCGTGCCGGAAGGCCCGGGTGAGCACCGCCTCGAGCCGCTGCCAGACCTCGTCCTGAGACGGATCGCCGTGCAGCCGGTGGTGGGCGATCAGGTAGTTCTCCTCGCCGGCGGCCCAGCCATCCACCTCGACCTCGAGCCGATCGGCGTGGACGTCGACGCCGGCCGTCAGGAGGCCCACGCCCGCGGGCACCTCCGCTGGGTACTTCTCCGCGCGCCCTGCCAACGCGTCCGGGCTCAATTGTTCACCACGCTCCTCCCAGGTCTCGCCCAGAATCGTGTTGACGAAGACCTGCAGGAGCTCGCGATCGTCCTTCGCCTCGAGGAAGTCCGTGACCAGCAGCGGCCAGCGGGCGCCGTCGAACAGCGAGATCAGCGCGTTGATGTGCCAGCCCGGGTAGCGGCCGTCCGGGTTCGTCGGCACCCACCGGCCGGCGCGCACCATCTGTTCCTTCTCGCTCTCCTCGATCAAGGCCCCGCACGCGGCGCAGAGATAGGCCACGGTGTCGGGCTTCCCCTCTTCCCACTTGAGCCCGTATCGCCTGTCGGGCCCGCCCCACTGGAGCCGCTGGAGCTCGCGACAGTGGGGGCAGGGCACGTGGTAGTACCGCTGGTCGGAGAGCTCGAAGGCTTTCTCGATCCGGCTCAAGCCCTTGAGGGTGGGCGTGGAGCCGATGACCTGCTTCCGGTTCCAGAAGGTCGTCAGCCGGCGCTCCACCAACTTGACCGGGTCGCCCTCGGTGCCGGCGGACGCTGGGTAGCGATCGACCTCGTCGAGGAACGCCACGCGCGCGGGCATGGCGGCCAGGCCCTTGGGGCTCGTGGCCCCGACGATGTTGAGCACCCCCCCGGGGAACATCTTCAGAAGGATGGTATTCTCGCTCGAGCGGGACTTGGCCTCCGACACCTTCCCCCGCAGGCACGGCGTGTCGCGCAGCATCGTGGCCAGTTTCATCTTCGACCACTTGTCGGCCTCGCCGTCGCTCGGCTGCACGATCATGATCGGCGAGGGATCCTGGTCCACGAAGTACCCCACCCCGTTGTTCACGATGCCCTCGGTGTAACCGACCTGGGCGCTCTTCATCACCACCATGAGCGGGATGTCCGGATCCCCGACGGCGTCCATGATCTCCCGGAGATAGGGCACGCGATCGGTGCGCCAGGGCGCCGGCTCGGCGGAGACCTCGGGCGAGAGCATCCGGCGTTGATTCGCCCAGGCCGACAACGTGAGCCGCGGGCTCGAAGCCAACCGCCGGCGGATCGCCACCGCCGCGCGCGTGCGATAGGACTGCAGGGCCACCGGCGGCGTGGCGAAGCTCATGCGACATGGTCCAGGGCATCCGCCACCAGCTGCAGCTGGCCTAAGAGGTCGTCGGCCAGCTCCTCCAGTCGTTTGCGCGCTTCCATGGTCTTCAACTTGGTGAACCGCGGCGCGCGGGCCGGCAGGTTCTTGATGGGGGCGCGGAGGCGCTCGAGCACGTTCTCGAGCTGGGCGACCGCGTCATCAACGCTGATGGCGTCCCGCTGCGCCTTGGCCAGGTCGATCTCGGCGATCTTGATCTCGATCGCCAGTTTGCGGGCCTTCTCCTTCTCCAGGGATGGCGCCTGCTCCTGCAGGCGGTCGAGTTTCCGGCGGTAGTACCAGACTTCGGACGCGTGCGTGTACCACAACTGCCGGCCGTCGCGCTGCCGGGGGATCCCCTCGCCCACCATCTTCTCGACCGCCGCGGTCGTGAGCCCCAGGCGCTTGGCAAAATCCGCCTTCCCGTAGCGTTCCGCCGAGGGTCGGGCGGTCTTGACATGCTTCTTGGGCTGGGTAATAGGAAATCCCTCATGATTCCGTGCGAACTAGGGAGCAACCGGCGTCGTCGGTACCCGCTGTGGATCCCGGGGAAAGGACCCGCGCTATCTGTGATCGTCGCCGCCGCGAGAGCAAGGGTAGTAAGGTGAGCATGACGCCACGGCCGCGGACGCCAGAGACGCGCCAATGCCAGATCGACTTACGGTTCCCGCGGGCCCTGAAAACAACCCTGCCGCCGAAGAGGCCGGTGAGTCGATCGAGGGGTTCGCGGTGGAGTTGCTCGGCCGCGACGGTTCCATGTTGCCCAAAGGTCCCCTCGCCTTCCAGGAATCCGGCAGCCCAAAACAGGTCCCGCAACGCCATGTCCGCCGTCGGAGGCCTTGTGCGCATTGGATGCTTGCCGAAGGTCGGCCTGTGCTTCTTACGGGGCACGTGGCCAGCTAGATGCTCAACCCTATAATTTGTGACTCTGTGACCACAACCGCAGGAGCACAGCGGCGCGCGGGAGGATTGCCAGCGGCTTAGGGATTGTTGCTGGTAGTGTTGGTATCTCTCTGGGTGTGCAGCCCTATCGCGCCGATTCCAATGTCTCTTCTTAGCTGGATCTCTATACGGCATGGGATCCATCGATCCGTTTGATTACAGGCGCCTCAAGCAACTCGGGATCGCGGTCGTTGAATGCAGCACTACTGACGTCGAGGTAGATCGCGCGCCGGTCGGTGTCGTACCCAGCCGCCACCACCCGGGCATCTGCAGGCAGGGGCGAGGCGATGACCTCGAACCGGCCAGACGTCAGGTGGAGCAGGAGCTCGGGGCTGAACAGTATCGTACGTGTCTTCATGGTCCGATGTGTAGGTCTGGGATGTGAATCCGCCGTTCACCTGCCTGCGCCTGCTTCTCGTTCAGGTGCTTCGCCACGAGGCGCTCGGCTTCACCCAGCAGCCAGTGAATGACGACGGGATTGTTGATGGGTCCTTCGAGCGCGATCGCTCCGGTCTTCGGATCGCCGGTAATGGTGAGTACGACGGATTGGGCCATGGCTACCGCCTCGCGGTGCGCAGCGCGTAGTCCAGCGCCGCGCTGAAGTTCGTACTGAAGCGCCCAGAGACCACCTTGCGGGCATTGTCCACGAAGTGCAGGCTGGCGGGGATCGGGATCACGCGCTTGAAGACCCAGAGCAGTTGGATCTCCTCCCGATTGAGGCGCTGGTAGACCCCCCAGACGGGTGAACCCTGGTGGATGCGGGGGTCCAGGACGAAGGTGCGCCGCTTCCCCTTGAGCTGGATGACACCTCGCCTGGTCCGATGGGCGGTCGGTCCCAGCATCCCCGTCACCCCCTTGCGCGGGAGGAGGCGGAGGTTCTTGGGATAGAGCGACCGGGGGATGTTGGTGGTCGGGCTGATCCGCAAGTTCTCGCTCGGGATCGCCACCGGCATCGACTCCGAGCCCCGCTTGACCCCGCCCGCCTCGAACTTCGCGAACAGGCTTCGACCGCGGCTCCCGAACTGCTCCCCGGGCTGCACCATGGCGACCTGCGCCTGGAGGCTGGTCTTCTTCGCCCATTCGGTGATCTTCACCGATCGACGGGCGAAGGCGGGCTGGCGCAAGGTGAACACCGTGCCCATGTAGGCCAGCTGCTCCTTCTGGAAGTCCTTGGCCGTGTCGTTGATCGCCTTACTCGTGACGAACGGTAACTGACCATGGAAGGCGGCAAGGAAACGCTCCGCATCGTCACCTTGGTACTCCAGCACCATGTCGGTCATGG